AGAGTTGCACATGGTAATGATGTTAGGTGGCAAGTAAAAAAGAAATTAAAAGACTACTATGCTAAAACAACCAAAACTGAGGATGATATTAAAGATGTTAAGCACGAACATGAAAAACAAATTAGAAGAAAATTAACAAATTATCGTAAGGAAAATAAATTATCTATAAGAGCATTAGCTGAAATATTTGGTTTGAATGTAAGTACGATTAGAGAGTGGATGCTTGACGGTGACAGAAAATTAAATCGAAAAAACTACAAAATAATATTAAGTAATTTAAAACATTTAGAAAATGATACAACCGATCATAAATAAGGAGAAATTATGAATATAGATTGTTTAAGGAGTTATAATGTTGCTTATGCCTAATGGAAAAGATGGAAAATCGTTTTATTTCATAAAGAACGATGTCACACAAGATGATATTGATGAATTTGTGAGGATTAATCTTCAATTTATAGATGCAGCTTACAAAAATGGAGAAATCCCATTAGAGTTGAAAGAAGTATTTGAAGATGTTTACAAGAATGAGCCGACCATAGAAAATGGACAAGTTCATTTTATTATGACTGTACACCAGTTTGAGAGATTTATTGGTGTATGGCAAAATGCAGAAAAACAAATGTTGGAAAGTAATTTTTTCAAAGATATGCGAAATGGGGGTAAGTTACACTAATGGAAAAAGATAAAGATGATACAACCGATCGTTAATTAGGAGAAATTATGAGTATTGATAAAATAACGCCTGAAGAATGGGACGCTAAAACAGAGCTCACAAAAGAGCAGATGGAAATGGAAGATAAATGTGACTTTCAAGGAGATGTGGAAAATACAGATATGGTAAATAAACCACCACACTACAATCAAGGCACATTAGAGGCTATTGATTATATAAAACAACAATTAGGCCCATTAGGTTATAGATCTTATCTTGAAGGTACAGCAATCAAATATCTTCATAGATACAAATATAAACAGTCTAATATACAAGACTTAGAGAAATGCGTGTGGTATATTAATAGGCTTAAAAAAGAACTTACGGACATGTAGGCTATTTTATAGTAGTATTTTTCATTTTTTTCCCCCATAAGTCTACATGTAATTAGGGAGCCTTACGGCTCCCTTTTTTATACACTATAAGTAATTGGAGAAACTCCAAAACCATTCAAGGAGAGAGAATGAATGGAGATTTAATTATAAACAGAATATTAAAAAAAGAAAAGGGGCCGACGGATAGGCCCCTCACACAACAACGGTCGTAGTTGTTAAAAAGGTGGTTTACTTTTAGGCGGAGTGCCAATGTCAGATTTGAATTCGCTATATCTACCTATCTTTGTACGAGTAACAGGATCCCCTGTCATCTCATTCTTTTCTTCCTTATGATAGATTGATAGAGTAAGAGTCTTATTCACTAGCTCACTCACACTACCTGGAAACTGCTTAAAGCCAACAGCTTTAGACAGATGTGTAAACAACTCGTTAGATATTTTTTTAGCCTCTGGGTTTGCAGCCCAAAGATTATACCATTCGTTATGTTCTCTATAACTGCCATCACCAAGTTCAAAAGTCACCTTAACTGTTTGATTGCCTTTCTGAGACTCATATTTTTCAGCCGATACTACTTTTGCATTATGTTCGCCAACTGGCGCGATCTCTTTTAATACAGGAGAGGCCTGTTCAACGTCGATCCATTCGACATTATCAAAATCACTATTCATTTATCACTCCTTTGAATTGTGTGTTAAATCCTAATTTTTGAATTACACTTCTTAAGCAAGGCTCTTCAAAAGGATCAAGTTTTCCTGATCTGTCCTTAGCGGTGTGGCCTTGTCCAACATCAGTTTGCAACCATCTATTTTTTACAATACTTCCGTCGTCGTCTTGTTCTTCAATAACTCTAAGAGCCAAAACCTCGTCGAAAAAATATGTAATAGATTGTCCTAATTTAGTACCAACCATTTTTGGTTCATACTGCATTACATTATCAACATTTTGTTTTTCCATTTTAGATACAAAAACAACATGCATATGTAAATCTCTGTATGCTCTCATGACATTAGTAACAGACTCTTGCACGTTACCATATGCCATTCTTGGATCTTTATGTTTTGCTTTTTCGTAATTCAATAAAATTTCAGACATTTCTGATATCGAATCTAAGCATACTGTGTCATAAACTAATTCTCCTGCTTGTAAAGCTTCGCATATTTCCATGACATCTTCTGCTTTCTTTACCTGTATGACATCTATGTTTTTGTCATCTCTGACCGATAACAGTCCAGACTCCATATCTATCATCAATTTTTTGCCAGGCGCAGTAGCACAAAGCGTAGTTTTACCGGCACCTGCAGCGCCGTAAATTAATATTTTTGCCCCTTGATTTTCTACTAAAGAATTAGGGCTAACTATTCGTTCTTTTAAAGACATAATCTCTCCTTTCTAATAGTTCTTGCAAAATTATAAAACAAATAATACTATATGTAAATTACTTAATTACGGATTTGTAGAAAATGGCAAAAGATTTTACTTGGTTAGCAAATTATTACTTTCGTAATAAAGTATTGTCTACAAAATATTTAAAACAGCTAGAGACAATTAACATTCAACCAAAATATAAGGAGAGAGATGTGGAAAGATATACGCTAAAACAATATATAGAATTTCTGGGCACTAAAGAATCAGCTGAAAAATTCGGTTGTTCTGTACACGCAGCTAAAGCTTGGAGGTATGGTTATAGACAACCGTCAATAGACCAGGCTAAAAAAATTATCCAAGCCTCTGGGGGCAGATTGGACTTTGAATCAATCTATGGCAACTTACAAGATATATTAGCTGAAGGTGTTCAATCTAAATCTAACTGAAAACGAAACACCCCTTGATCTTGCTTTAGCATATTTTGATGAAGGTCTGAGTGTTGTTCCGTTGCTTAGGAAAAACAAAAAACCACCTGTTTTTTTAGGTGGTTGGCATCAATACAAAACAGAAAGACCTAAAAGAGAAAAAATTATAGAGTGGTTTCAAAATCGCGATGACTTAGTAGTAGCGTTAATTTGTGGCAGTTTTCTTGTGGTAGACGCAGACTCGCCAGAGGCAATGTCTTGGGTGGAAAAAAATCTACCTACATCACCATATAGAGTAACTACAAGTAAGGGTATGCACTACTACTATAATAACCCGCAAAATTTTACGACATTCGCTACAAAAAGAAATAATGACACACCTATAGAGAGGCATATTGACATAAGAGGTGAGGGTGGTCTAATTATAGCGCCATACAATAAACATGCTTCTGGCGTTCTATATAAACCAAACTTCATACCAGAATGGGATTTACATGATTTCGATGACCTGCCTGATTTTACAGAAAAAGAATGGATAAAAATTACAGGTAATGGAAAAGATAAACAGATCAATGTACAGGCACCTATCTCTCTAGATGGAGTTCATGAAGGCTCTAGGAACGATCAAGCTGCGCGCTTGTCGGGTTATTTAATATCTAAAAATATTAATATTGAGTTTGCTAAATTTTTTATGCAAAGCTGGAACAGTCAAAACAGTCCACCTTTATCACAAGCAGAGATAAATTCAGTTGTAGATAATGTTAAAAAAACCCATGATAGAAAAAATCAAAAAGCGCCATTATTTGTAAGTACGTATGAAAAAATAGAACCGCCGAAAGATTTATTTAATCCGCCAGGTATTCTTAAAGACATGTTCGATTTTTGTGAATCAATAGCACAAGTAAAACAGCCAGAATTATCGATAGTCGCTGCATTAAGTTTAGCTAGTGTATCTTGTGGCAGAATATACAGAACTAACATGAACAACTTTAGCTCACTATATTTTATGGGTATAGCCAAGTCTGGACAAGGTAAAGAAAATATTAAATCTTTTGTAGAAACGGTTTTAAATCAATCAAGACATGAAAATTTAGTTGTTGGTGATGGATATACTTCATCTGGCGCTGTTCATTCTATTTTACGATATAGACCTACACAAATTACTATTATGGACGAGTTTGGTAAAAGGTTAGAGGCGATTGGTTCGCAACAAAATACAAATAGAGAGGATGGCATCCAAACTTTAATGGAAGCTTGGGGTAGATGTCATGGTGTCCTAAGACCTGATAATTACTCTTTGATGAGCGTGCCAGAGCAATTTAAAGAACAAGCCATGAATAGAGTTACTTACAAACCAGCTATTACTTTAGTAGGTCTTTCTGTTCCACAAAATTTTTACAAAGCCCTGAACTCAGGTAGAATAGCTGACGGTTTTTTAAATAGATTTTTAATAATTGAATCAAAAGAACCAAGAAAAGTGCAACGCTTAAAAGCTATAAAAAGTGCTCCTATCAGAATAATAAATTGGGTAAATTATATCAGAAGATCTTTGTCTGAATTTGAAGGTTTGGAGCAGAACAACTCAGAGTTAGATGTAAAACCAAAAACAATACCTTTTAGCAAGGAATCGGAAAATTTATTAGAAATGTTTGCAGAAGAGATTGTAAAAAGACAAGATGTTTTGGAAAAAGATAATTTAGAACCATTATTATCTAGGACTCGAGAAAAAAGTATGCGTTTAGCTTTATCCTGTGCTTTAGCAAAAAATCCTGATACAAAAGAAATAGAAGCAGATGTTACTAAATGGTGTATAGATTATGTGAGATATTATGACCTTTTATTTATTGAGGCATGCAGAGATAAGGTAGCCTCTTCAGCAACCGAGTCTAAGATAAAACAAGTTCTGTCTTTTATAAGGTCAAGAGGTGAAGATGGTATCTCAAAAAGAGAGGTAGATAGACATGAATTATTTAGAAGCATGAAAACATATGAAGTCAAAGAAATAATAGAAAGATTAAAAAATGCCGGTGAAATACAAGAAATGGATTTAAGAGTGGGAGGTAAAGGTCGACCTACAAAAAGATTTGTAGCTGTGGATCCAAATTATTATGAAGATTAATAAAAAGGCTTTAAAAGAGGCTGTGTTTGATACAGCTCTTGGTTTACCTATAAACTGGTTTTTTGCATATATAGTCATACTTGTGCTAATGTTGTTTGGTATAAATAGTGCTTTTTTAATATCAATAGCACAAGTAGTAGTTCTTACTGTGTTAGCTTTAATTAGAAAATATATGGTAAGAATATATTTTAAAGAAGGAGATGAGCATGAAAACACCAAGCTTAGAAACTAAAGACGATCAAAAAAGAGAAGAACGTGTTGCAGGATTTTTAGAGGGAGCTTGGAATGTTACTTGTCACAAGTTGCCAACTGCATACAGTTTGGACTATTGGGTTGAATCGAAAGAAAATTGTTACTGGTGCGAAGTTAAATGTAGAACTTTCGCAAGTGACAAATACAACACATTTATTTTATCTGTAGCGAAATTAAGAAAAGGAGCAAGCTACACAAGATCTACCGGCATACCTTTCATAATAGTTTACGCCATGACTGATGGCCTTTTTTATCATAAGTGGGATGACAAACACACATATGATATTCGTATGAACATATCTCCAGAGGCAAAATATGATGATGATAACGAACCATATGTACATATACCAAAAGAAATGATTACATGTATAACAGACAAACCTCTAGGTTTAGATCGTAATGAAATAGGGTACACATGAGTAGAATTACAGAATCAGTTATAGGTGTAGCAGACAAAGTATTAAGCAAATTTGTTACTGATAAAAATTTAAAATTACAGTTAGAGCATGAACTTAAAACAGAGTTACACAAAGCTAACTTAGCACAAATAGAAGTAAATAAAGAACAGGCTAAACACTCATCCATATTTGTTTCAGGGGCTAGACCTGCAATCATGTGGGTAGCTTGTTTTGGTTTATTATGGTCCTATTTTTTAGCACCTATATTGAATTGGATAATTATTGTAAGTGGAAGCCAAGTGCCTTTACCAGAAATACAGACTGAAGGGTTACTTACTCTAACTCTATCACTTTTGGGGCTTGGCGGAATGAGAACTTATGAAAAAATGAAAG